CCAGGCGATTACTTCCACCGACATCACGGCGGACGACATCAAGATCGGCGTTGATGGTGCGACCGAAATCTCCACCACAGCAGGAAACCTGATCCTTGACTCCGCTGCTGGCAAGGTTCACATCACAGATAATGCTGAGGTAGATGGATTCCTGCAAGTAGACGGTAACACCACTCTTGGCAATGCATCTGGCGATACTCTGACAGTCAACGCTACATCTACATTTAACGCTCCAATCACTTCTACTGACATCACTGCTGACTCTGTGCAGATCGGTGTCTCTGGTGCATCTGAAATTGATACCTCTGCTGGTAATCTGACACTGGATTCTACTGGTGGCACTGTCATCGTTGATGACAACCTCAGCGTCACTGGTAGCAGCATCTTCACAGGTCAGATGACTGTCAATGACAGCATCATCATTGACTCTACTAACGAAGCATTTATCATCAGATCTTCTCTGGTTGATAAGTTTATTGTTGACTCTGACAATGGTAACACCTTCATTGCTGGCACAACCCAGATCGAAGGTTTTACCACGATCAACGACAGCGTTGATATTAACGGTAACACTGATATTTCTGGCACTGTAGATATTGGTGGAAATACAACTATCACATCAACTGATAGTCCTAACCTCGTATCCCTCTTCCTCAACATCGGCAACTCTGCTCTGGATGTTGCTGGTGGTGCTAAGATTGGTGGTAATGTGGCAGTTGGTGGAGACATCCAAGTTTATGGTGACTTCACTGTTGATGGTAATCAGGTCAGCAAAGGTAACCAGGAATTCTCTGGTCGTGTCGAATTCTCCAAGAATGAGACTCCCGATAGACTGGTTGATAATGCACCTATTATGGTTACCAATGGTGGTATCACTGTTTACGAAAATTCTTTCTTCGGTGAGAATATTTACATTGGTCCCGACAATGCCGAAACTATCACTCTCTTCGGTGCTAATGGTAATATCACAGCAGATGGCACAGTAACTGCGTCAACTCTATCTGCTACGACAGGTAATATCTCTACTGTCAACACGACTTCCAACATCAACGTTGGTGGATCGATTATCGTCAACACTAACAAGTTTATTGTCGCAGGTGCTTCTGGTAACACAGACATTGCTGGCACTCTGGATGTCACAGGCAACACTGTCTTGGCGGCACAACTCAATGTCCAGAATGCAGTTGACTTTGACAGCACCCTGAATGTTGACGGCGCTGCTACATTCAACTCTACCATCACTCAAAACAGCACATCTCTCTTCAGAGATAACGTTGTCCTCCGTGGTGCTTCTAAGGTCCTGCAACTGCAAAATGGTGCTAACGTCACTAAGGTTGAATTGCAGTCCACAACTGGTAACATCACTGCTGCTGGTCTTACTCAGACCAACACTCTTGATGTTGTCAGCAACGCAACTATTGGTGGCACTCTGGGTGTTACAGGTCAGATCACTGGTAACGTTACTGGTGACCTTACAGGTACCGCAGACAAAGCACTGCTGGTTGATGTTACTGAGACCGCAACTTCTAACCTGACTTACTATCCTGCATTCGTCTCCTCGAATAATGGATTTACTGAGGTCCGCACAGACTCTAGCAACCTTACTTACAATCCCAGCACCAACACCCTGACGGTTAACAACTTCAAGTCAACTACTGACTTTGAAGTCCAAGGTAACTTGAATGTCACAGGAACGATTACATTCTTCCAGTCAGAGGTTGGTAGTATTGCTAACCACGATACAGATGCTCTGGCAGAAGGCACATCTAACCTCTACTTCACTAACGAGAGAGTTGACGATCGTGTTGCTGCTCTGATCAACGGTGGCACAGGTATCTCTGCTACCTACGATGATCTGGGTAACCTGTTGACTCTGAGTGCAGTCCAGTCTGACATCAACACTGATAACCTGACTGAAGGTAGCACTAACCTCTTTACCACTGCTGCCCGCACTCGCACCCACTTCTCCTATGGCACTGGTATTCAACTCTCTGCTGGCGATCTGTCGATTGCCTTTAATGAGTTTACCTCTGATGACATTGTTGAAGGATCCACCAAACTCTTTATCACAGACGCTCGCGTCCGTGGTGCTCTGAGTGCATCTGGTGATCTGTCTTACAATGCTTCCACTGGTGATTTTAGTTTCACTGAGCGCACAGATGCTGAGGTGAATGGACTTGCTGATGCTCGTATTGCACTTCAAGTGGGTGCAAACCTCGATCTGTCTCAGAAGTCCACCACGAATCTCACTGAGGGCACTAACCTCTACTACACACAGGCTCGTGTTGATGCTCGTATCAGTGCTTTCGCTGGCAACTACGCAACCGCTGCTCAGGGTCTTCTGGCAGACTCTGCTATCCAACCTGCGGATCTTGCTACGGTTGCAACCACAGGCGCTTATGGCGACCTGAGTGGCACACCTACTCTGGGCACTGCTGCTGCAACCGACTCTACTGCTTATGCAACTGCTGCTCAGGGCACACTTGCAGATTCTGCTGTCCAACCAGGAGATTTGGCAACTGTTGCTACCTCTGGGTCTTACAATGACTTGTCTAACCTGCCTACGCTCTTCTCTGGAGCATATGCAGATCTGACTGGCAAACCCACTCTGGGCACTGCCGCTGCTACCGACAGCACTGCATATGCAACTGCTGCTCAGGGCACCACTGCTGATACTAATGATGGTGACATTGATGCTCTTTACTCCGCTCTCAATGCGATCGGTAATGATGCTTCGATTACAAATGTTACTCAACTCAAGGCTGCTCTCGCTGCTCTCACTCGCTGATAACCAATGGCAATCCTAACAACTAAAAACGAATTAGCGGCGTATTGTAAGCGCCGCCTCGGTGATCCTGTCATCGAAGTAAACGTCTCCGATGATCAAGTAGATGATGCTATCGATTACACACTGCAGAAATTCCAACAGTTTCATTATGATGGATGTGAGCGTGTATATCTGAAGCACCTGATTACTCAGGATGTAGTTGATCGTGCCAAATTATCTACCCAGACAACTGCTAAGGCAGGTAATGATCTTTGGAAAGAAGGTAATGGATATATCGAAGTCCCTGATCATATCCTTGCTATTGAAGGACTCTTCTCATATACAGATAAAGGATCGTCAAACATCTTTGACATTCGCTATCAGATGAGGCTGAATGATTTGTATGACTTCACATCTACACAGTTTTATCATTACTACATGATCAAGCAGCACCTGGAGACCATTGATTTTCTCCTGGAAGGTATGAGACCCATTCGGTATCATGCTGTGCAAGATCGTCTCTACATTGACTGGGACTGGCCAGCAGATGCTCTGGTGGGTCAGTATGTTGTGATCAAGGCATATCGTGCTCTCGATCCTGACACCTGGAATGAGATCTACAATCAACTGTGGGTCAAGGACTATGCCACTGCAAAGATTAAGAAGCAGTGGGGACAGAATCTCACTAAGTTTAATGGTGTGCAAATGCCTGGTGGCATCACACTGAATGGTGAGATGATTTATAATGATGCTGTTGAGGAGTTAAAGATCCTCGATGAGCAACTTCGCACTCAATGGGAATTACCACCTCTGGACATGATTGGCTGATATGGCACTCAATCCTTACTTCACTCAAGGCACTACAGGTGAGCAGGACCTTACAGAGTCCCTGGTCATCGAGCAGATTAAGATGTTTGGAAAAAACGTCTACTATGTGCCCAGGACTTTAGTTAAAGAAGATACTATCTTTACTGAGGATACTCTGTCTGAATTTAATGATGCATTCGAGATCGAAGCATACATTGAAGATGCTTCGGGTTTCCGTGGTGATGGAGACATGTTTAGTAAGTTTGGGGTAAGGATCTCCGATCAATGCACTTTTATTGTCTCTAGGAAGAGATTCACTGAAGCGGTTGATGATAATGCCACACTTATTGTGGAAGGTAGACCTAATGAAGGTGACCTGATTCACTTCCCTTTGGCAGGTAAGACCTTTGAGATTCAGTATGTAGAGCATGAAGTCCCCTTCTTTCAACTAGGAAAGATCTATACTTGGGGTCTTCGTTGCGAGCTGTTTGAATACAGCGACGAGGACATCGATACTGGTATTGCAGAGATTGATGCTATCCAAACAAACTTTGCTGCATCAATTAAACTCGTTATGGATCCTGGTGGCACAGGAGATTTCCAGATTGGTGAGGAAATTGTTGGTGATCTTTATCGTGCAAAAGCAACTGCAACTATCTCTGGTGATGCGGTAGATGCAATTACATTGACTGATGCTGGCAATCATTATAACCAAGCATTACCACCTACAGTCACAATAACAGGAGGTGGTGGAAGTGGTGCTACAGCGACTGCTACAGTTAACTCTAGTGGGCTTGTTACTGGCATTTCTATTACAAGTGGGGGGAGTGGTTACAATTCTGCACCTACTGTCACAATCGACTACAGTCCAAAAGACAATAGAGCCGAAGTCAAGTCCTGGAATAGCGCAACCCGTGCCCTAGAGGTTGTCAACCGCACTGGCACATTTAATACTGGTGAGACTGTCAAGGGTCTGACCTCAGGTGCTCTCTGGAGTCCTGAGACTTACAATACACTAAATAATACTAACCTCAGTGATACCATAGATCAAAACTTCAACATCGAGTCTGAAGCAGATGATATTCTTGACTTTACTGAGACAAATCCCTTTGGCGAATTTGGTGACGCAGACTGATGTTAGGCACTTACTCATACCACGAAATCATTAAGAAAACAGTTGTCGGATTCGGCACACTGTTTAATAACATTGAGCTTCGTCGCACAGACAATGCTGGCAATATTGAAGAGGTTATGAAGGTGCCTCTGGCATACGGTCCTAAGCAAAAGTTTCTTGCAAGACTTCGCCAAGTTGGTGATCTGACACAGAAGGATCAGGTGCAGATCACTCTGCCTAGAATCTCGTTTGAGATCAGTGGCATCTCCTATGATCCCACTCGGAAAGTATCTCCCACTCAATACATCAGAAACACAACTGATAATGGGAAGCAGGTCAAGATGTTTGCACCTATTCCCTATAACATCAACTTTGAGTTGGCGATCCTTGCTAAAAACCAGGATGATTCGTTGCAGATCTTGGAGCAAATTCTTCCATATTTCCAACCCAGTTTCAATATCACAATGACACTGGTGCCTGAGTTGGGTGATAAAAAAGATTATCCAGTCACACTCACGTCGGTAGATTACCAGGATGAGTATGAGGGTGATTATGACACACGTCGCACGCTGATCTATACCTTACAGTTTGTTGCCAAGACCTATCTCTACGGTCCTGTTAATGACTCTACCAATGAGGTTATCAAGAAAGCGATTGTGGATTACTCCACCCAGATGGATGTCCAGAATGCTCCTCGTGAGGTGCGTTACACAGTCCAACCCGATCCTATTACAGCGGATGCTGGTGACGACTTTGGTTTCAATGAAATGACGAGTTACTTTACCGATGCAAAACAATACAACCCCGTCACAGGACAAGACGAAGACGTTTGATGGCATTGAGGATGCTATGAATGTAGAGACGGAAGTCGTCCCTGCAGATCCAGCACCTCTTGCTAAAGCGGAAGAGATTGTTACTTCTACGAAGGAGCAACTCAAGAAAGATTATGAATACACTCGTGGCAACCTCTACTCACTGATCGAGAAAGGTCAGGAAGCAGTAGATGGTATCCTTGAGTTGGCACAGGAATCCGATCAACCTCGTGCTTTTGAAGTCGCTGGACAGTTGATCAAGCACGTCGGTGACGTAGCAGACAAACTGGTAGACCTTCAGAAGAAGGTTGCTGAGATCGAAAACCCCAAGAAAACAAAAGAGGTCAATACTACAAACAATACTATGTTTGTTGGTAGCACTGCAGACCTTGCTAAATTTCTAAAGTCCCAACAAGATAAATAACATAGTAGGAGTAACGTATCACCATGGCATCTAACGTCGTAACACCTGTGCAGCATATTGGGGCATTGACCCATAACAGTGATACTGCACAAACAACCAGTGCAATCACTGTGAAGACAGGAATCTTCCGCATGGTGAACGCTGACTCTCATAGTAATCACTTTGCATGGGGTGGAGATCCTGATGTGACTACTGATACGGTAATCCACTGTGGTGTGAATGGCGCTGAGTTATTCCGTCTTTCCAAACCCAAGAGAGTAAATATTACTGGCGCTACTGCTGCTAGTCCTTGTGTCCTGACTGTTGGGCAGGGTGGCACTCCTGCTCATCCCTTCGTAGTCGGTGATTATGTTACCATCACTGGTGCTGCTGTCGCTGCATACAACGTGACTCATGCTGAGGTTACTGCTGTAACTAATACGACTATCACGATCTCTTCTGATCAGTCTGCTAGTGCTGCTTTTACTGGTGACGCAACTGTTTCCAACAGCATCAAGATTCAAGCAAAGGGTGATAGCACTAATGGTCTGACTATGTATATCGACGAAGTGCAAGTATCGGGTTGATGATATGCCAGCTGTCTCGAAAAAACAGCAGCGTTTCTTTGGAATGGTCCGAGCTGCTCAGAAAGGTGAGGGGGCGTCATCACCTGAGGTTGCCAAAGTTGCTGCCAGCATAAAGAAAAAAGACGCTAAAGATTTTGCATCCACCAAACATAAAGGTTTACCTGAG